ATTCGCTTTTGGAGTATCAATGTTCAGGAGCTGATTGGGACAAATTGATTCAAGATCTCGAGACTCAGGAAGCCATGTTGAAACGTGGTGAAAAACCTGATTACATTTTTATGGACACTCTGAAGGACGAACGAAAAGCGTGTGCCAAAGTGGATGCTGGGAAAGGAAGATTAGTTTCAGCAAGCCCAATAGACATGTTGATGATGTTTCGGAAATACTTCATGTCTTTTGTGGTCCATGTCATGGAGAACAGGATCCAAAATGGTTGTGCTATGGGCATAAATGTGCACTCAGAGGAGTGGGACCGCCTAGTTAAGTGGTTGACCAGTGTTGGACACTCTGTTGTAGCGGGTGATTACTCTGGTTTTGATACCAATCAGATCAAGAAGATTATGATCTGTATTCTTGACGAAGTGATTCAGCCATTTTACCACGATGATAATTACTTGCTCAGGAGAACTTTAATTGAGCAGATGTGTAATGCGAAGCATGTCGTGGATGACACCATATATCAAATGCATAAGAGTATGCCCAGTGGTTGTTTCTTAACTACTACTATGAACTCGATGTATAATTTGGTGTTAATTGCAATGGCTTTCTATGATCTTGGAGAAAATGAAACGTTCGAAGGAGATTTTTTTGATCATGTCGCTCCCATAGTTTATGGAGATGACAATGTCATTAATATCTCAGATGAAGTGAAGGTGTGGTTTAACCAAAACACTCTTATGAAGCAAATGAGTAATTATGGCATGACCTACACCACTGAAAACAAAGATGACGTTGAAGTTGCGGACACAAGATCACTTGAAGATGTGTCTTTTCTCAAGAGAGGATTCCGATACGAGGAAATGGTGGACCGTTATATGTCACCACTTGATTTCGATGTCATCATGGAAATGAGTTATTGGACCAAGAAGGGTCTTGACTCTCGAGATATCACGATTGACAACTTGAACACTGCGCTGGAGGAATTATCCCAGCACGGCGTTGAGACCTTCAACGAATGTTCAAGATGGATGATCGAGGCCGCTGAT